CTTAAACAAAGTGCCCATAAACCTCTAGCTTTAAGAGAAAGATTAGGGTCGCGCAAAGATTGTTTATTTATTTGGACGTATGGATTTTCTTTGTTGTGAATGACTCTGATGATGGACATAACGGTACTCCTCGATTTTTTTACATGTTAGGGTTGCAAAAAAACCAGAGGACTAAGTAAGATAAGAGCTGTCAAACATCCTTTCTTGTTAGTCATCTACTGTCTAAGCCTACCAAACTTGTAATTGGTAGGCTTTTTTTTGCTCTTTCACACTACCTCATCTTTTCATTCCTGTCAAATCTTAACTTAGTGCACACCTTTCCCACTCTGCGAAGCACACTTTTTCTCACGATTCTGTCAAGTTTTTCAAAATTTCCCTTTACATAATCCAGGCCGAGTGTTAAACCTTATTTTGAATACCAAAGTAAGGAAACGGATGCCAACGAATAGCGACGTAGTTTCTGACTTCACTCAAGACTATAACCGCGCGTACATGCTGTTAAACACCTACTACGCAGAGGCTTACCGTGACGTTGGGTTCTATCTAGGGAATCAGTGGTCTCTCGAGCAGATGAAGTACTTGAACGATGAGCGGCGCAATTCCTTCACCTTCAATAAGTCCCGTAAAACTATCAACATGGTGTCTGGTTACCTAAGCGCTAACGAAATGCAAAGCGTAGTGGTCCCGAGAGAGAATAGCAACCCCGAGACAGCGGAGATGCTAACCCAACTACTCGCGACCCAGATGCAGCCTAAAGGTTACCGCGTAATGCAGCAGGCCAGGCACCACAGCTTGATATCGGGAGTGAGCTGGGTGTCCCCTTGGATCGACTACCGGAACGACTACGTAAACGGGCGTGTTGAATTTCATTTGGATCACTGGAATGACGTAATCTGGGACCCCTTTAGTTACCGGATGGATCTTGAGGACTGCACATTTGTTGCCCGGCGTAAGTACCTATCCAAAGATGTTATCAAGTCCTTGGTGCCTGGGTGCGAACGAGAAGTCGATGCAATGGGCTATGGTAACCGAGACGAGAAGTTTACGTACGAACCATACGCGAGACAGTGGGGACTTCAAGAGCTTCTGGCATACAACGAATACTGGAAGCAAAGATATAAGAAGGGTTGGATTCTGGTGGATAAAACTACCGGCGACCAAAAGCCATGGAAGGGTGACAAGAAGCGCTTAGCCCTGATGCAGCAGTTCTTTCCTAATCTTGCAGTGATCGAGGGCTATGTCAAGACTATCGAATACAACATCATTGTCGAGAACCGTTTACTGTACAGCGGAGAAGATCCATGGGGCCTGGGCGAGTATCCATTCGTTCCCTTCTACTGCGTGTTCGACCCTAGCTATGACCTATTTCAGTGGAAGATCCAAGGGCTACAACGGCTACTTAGGGACTCGCAAGAAGAGTATAACATGCGCAAGTCCAAACTGCTCGACATTGTGGACGGACAGATCGGAGTAGGCTGGAAGGCAAAGAGCGGCGCAGTATCTAATCCGAAAAGCTTATTCCAAACTGGTCAGGGCAAGGTCATATTCTTCAACCCTGGATTCGAGGTAACCGATGCTGAAAAGATTGACCCTCCAAATATACCTGAGAGCCTTTTTGCTTTACAAGAGAGCTTCGATGCAGATATCAAGGATTTTGTCGACCTGGGTGCATTAGGACGCGATCAACCGGACCGTATGAGCGCTATGCTGTTTAAGATGAAGCAGAGCATGGCCATTACACAGCTGGGGCCGATCATAGACAACTTCAGGCAAGCGCAATACCTGCTAAGTAAAAAGGTGCTAAAGCTAATCCAGAAGTTCACACCCGAAAAGGTTGAGCGACTTATAAAGCAGAAGCCTTCCCTCAAG